TTATATAGCCTCACCGATTTGCTTTAATATTTGTAAGAATAGTGGACTAAGGTTTATCAAGACATAGCCCAATCCAGCATTCATAATCATTGACCATGCTTTTTCAGAATTACCAAGCATAAAGAAAAAACATGCACCAACCATAATCACTGAAGCGATGGGAAAACTAATAGCAACTAATATCTGCACAACTGGATCTAATGCAGTGGCTAATATCTCTAATGACTTTTCAGCAATAATGCCAGTTGGTTCAGCGATTGTATTAACATGGATTGTGGAAGGTATTTGTGCTACTACTGGTTCCATTACTTGTTGTACTGGTGCATTTACAGGTATAACTGTGGAGGAATAAGTGTCATTGAATTTGTTGAACATAAATAATCCTGTTCCTATGGCAACTGTGGAAGGAATGGCTGCAGCAATTGCTACATGTTTTAGCGTTGCATATTTTTCGTCCCCTTCAAATCGATCACTGTAATCTGTGTATTCATGAGCAGGTACAACCTCTGTTTTAATACGTTTTTTAAACATCTATATTCCCCCTCTAATTTCATTAATTGTGTACACCTTGCAATTTAGCCCTCCACAGGATGCTTCTAATTGCTGCCTACGCAATTCTGTTGTGGTCAGCCATACAAGTGTTGGGTAATAGCCTAATTGCTTTACAACGCTTGGCATGAGCTCCTTATAGCGTTTAATCTTCTCACGATTCTCTTTCATAATTTGAAGGTTATCGACTTCTAAAAAGTGCTGAAATCCATTACGTGAAAACATGCCATCCACAATGATGCTGGTAGTGCTATCCGATATTTTGACTTCATTCTTCCAGTCACGTGGACACTTGTAAAACAGCCAGAACTCATTACGCATGATGGTATGTTGTACATGGCTGCCTTTCTTACGTACCTTGTCACAATCAACATACAGTCGCCCCAAATTGTTGAGGTAATAAATTGTTTCGTAACCATCCCGAATGGATGATAGATAGCTGGATAAATTGTGGAGGACCCTATTGGTATTACGTTTCTTTCCAAGGTTAAAGTAACGACCAAGTTGATTACGCGTCATAAAATCAAACTTCTTCAAAAGTAACAGTATCTGTTCGTCTCGGTTGGATAGCTGTTTCTTCAACGCGCTCCCCTTTCGTAACAATATGAGATTGAATAATATCGTGGATAATTTGTGGTGTGATTAGTGGTGTTTGAAGTATTTCTCTTTTATCTGCTGTTTGGTAGATAGCTCTACCCTTAATCATTGGTAATGCCTCTGCCCCTTCGGCATCCAGTACAACACGTGAAGCCACGCCTGACTGCACTCTAAAGCATAACTTCGCATCTGCATTCTGTTTAACCTGCCGTGGAATAACATCACCAACTGGATATTGAGTGGCTACAACTAGCCTAAAGCCTAAGCCTGCGCCTAATCTTGCAATTTGTGACATAATTGTTTGGCATTCTAACTTTAATCGCTTCTCTTCCTTTGTGACTGCTTCAGCTGCATTCAGTTCTCCTACCTCGTCAATCACTACAAAATAGCGTTCCTTTATGCCTGCCTCTTGTACATTCTTCTTTCCTCTGCGCTTTAATTCATGTTGTACTTTACGCATCTTGTCATATGCCATCTGTAAAGTGTGGAGGGCCTCATACGGCTCATAGGCAATGGAAATCGTTTGTTTAATATTTTCATAGTCGCACAGTTCCACTCCACCTTTAAGGTCGATTAAATAGAAATTAACAGACGATGGTTCACTGTGAACTAGCGATGTAATCATTGAATTGATGAAATTACTCTTTCCATATCGTGTGGCACCACCAAGAACGACATGCGGTACCATTTCAAAGTCATGATACTTAAACTCGTTACGTGCTCTTGTGACTCCTACAGGCACTCTCCATCCTTTACCTGGTGTGAATGGTACTTCTTTTGCTAATGGCTTATCATACACTCGCACAATTAACAAACCGTCATAAGACAGTTCAATTTCCTTTTGCTCCGTTAGTTTTGCCTTCCACAGTTCTTGTAGCTGCAGAAGAAGGTCTTTATTGAAATCCAGTTGCCGTAAATCATTGAATGAAATTTTCTTTTTACGGTTATTCAGACCATCTTCAAATACCTTCAGCTTGGATTCATAATCAGCGAATGAACGACCCAGTGGGATTCGATACTTGTATTCCCATCCCCATTCAAACTGTTTCTTCTTAACAAGCTGCGTAGTTAATGTAACTTTACCATCACGAACATTTAAACCAGACAATGACATAATGCGTTGGATCTTCCCCGAATCATTTGAGCTTATTCCTTTATGGGCAGAAAACGCCTTTAATGCTATCCCGCCCATTAAGGATGTCGTTAATAGTTCAAATAGCAATCTTATCCCCTTTCGTTTTTAAAATGTATTTTGAAAATAAATGTATAACTTCTACTCTTTCAATCGCTGTAATATTCATGAATGCTTCATAGGTTTTATCAGGAATACATTCGTGACCCTCCTCAATTTCTAAAAGAATTGAGATTAAATTACTTCCATCCCAATTAACATTTGTCTTTAAATACTTATAAAGTATCAACTGAAATACATTAAGTTCATTTACGAATTTTTTCACTTTCCTTCTTCCTTTCTAACTAAAGATAAATCCGCCACGGTTCTCTTACGTAGTAAGAATCGCATGTAATGAGCAGTCTAAAACGAAGTGCAAACCATTGATACAACAGCAATTCACCTATGCCCACTTCAATACTCACATGGCATTCAATCAGGCAAAGCATCGGGTATACACGTGGGCATAAAAATCACCGAACAATATACCCAACCTTACGAGGCATAACTACAGGCTTTTTATCAACAGGTTTATTAACATTTGTGGATGCCTTTTTGAATTTCAATTCTTCATATTGGTACTCTAAATCAAAAATCGATAATTGCCCTTGTTGCTCCATATATTCAAAATGAGTCATCTTCGATCTCCAACCTTTCTAATACTTCTCTTGCTATATCTCCACCATCATGTACAACTACAGATTCCATATATTCATCAGAATTATAGCTATACTCTTGCAAGTAATTCCTTTCATCCGCATAAAATTTCAACGCTTCTATCAACACTTCTAATTTATTCATTATTAATCCCCTTTCACCATTCAAGCCAGTTTTCTAAGTTTGGTCTACTACATATTTCCGAACGACTATCACGCTCTGTTAACCAATTGTAGAAAGGTACTGGACGTACTTTAACAGGAGTTTCTTCTATAGATGAAGATTTGTCAGGCTTCACTTTTGAACGTCCTACAGCCTTGTTAAATGCCCCTACAAATACGGCTCTTAATGTGCTAGCAATAGTTAATGTACCGTTCGCAATATCACGGATAATGATAGATAAAACATCCTTAGCGTTCACGAAATCACGTACATCGTTCATTTTTGTAGCTAAGATACATTTGTGAAGTTGGTCTTTCAATTCGTCTTGTAAAGGCAGCGAGTGCATGAAATCGTAAAGCATCACTTGGTACTCGTTCATGTACTCCTTTTTCTTTTCAGCTTGCAAAGCTAATTCATTGCCAAGACTCATAATATTATTTGCTTGTTTAGAACTTAAAAGATTAAAAGAACTAGATGGTTGGTTTTCAGATTGTGGAGGGCAAACCGCGTCATTACTGGCTTCATCGGTTGTCTCTCGTTGGGACACGCTCGATGGGACATAAGGTAAAATGCGATAAATACTAGCTCCTTTAATGCCGTTTAATTTAGTGCTCGGTACTTTTTCAATGATGCCTAACTCTGCTAATTTCTTCATTGATCGATAAACTGTCTTTGTGCTTATCTCTAATGCTGCAGCAATAGTACTCGCTTTCAAGTGGCATACACCAGTATGTTCTAAGCTGTGAGATGCAAGTTTAAATACGATTGCTCGTTCTGATTCTGTTAAGTCGTAATAGTGAATAGCCATGTGGTCCTCCACACTCTTATCCATATCTGCTACTGAATCGAATGTTATGTATTGTGCTAGGTATTCGAATGCCACTGTTTTTCACCTCATTCCCATATACAAAAAGTTATTTACATTCCTTGTATAAACAAATATATATCCGTTAGGTTATAATATCAAGTCTTTTTTATAACTTTTTGGATATATTTATTTCATATTCAGACTAATTCATATATAATAACGTTATGAATATAACTAATAGGAGGGAAACAAATGAACGAAATGAGTGAAAAAATTCGAATTGCACTTATTAAAAGAAATATGACGTTAACTCAATTAGCCGAAAAACTTGAAGTATCTCAACCTAACCTATCTAAAAAGTTGAAACGGAATAATTTTCATGAGGAAGAACTACGGAAAATTGCAGAATTATTGGATATGAAATTCGAGGCTCATTTCATTATGGAAGACGGCACGAAGATTTAAAGCAGATAACTAAATAAGGTTGTCTGTTTTTTTATATGTACTTTCACCACCGAATTTCCTAAAATGGAAATATAGAGGGAGGATTACATACAATGAAAAAATTAATTTTTAGTGCTGCATTAGTATTAAGTTTAGGATTGGCTGGTTGTGGAGATAGCTCTACAAGTGAAAAACCTAAAGATAATAATTCAGACACTGAGCAAGAACAGAAGGTATTAGCTAAGACAACTAAAGATGTAATTAAGTATTTCAAGGATGATAAATTAGAATTAGGAGAAGTATCTGATTTACCAAATGATGAATTTGGTAATATTCGTAAAGAAGGAAAAAGACTTTTAATCCCTTCGCTCGGAGCAGATGCAGGAGGCAGACTATTCTTATTTGATAGTGAAGAAAACTTACAAAAAGCTAAAAGTTACTATGATGAATTAGGTAACTCTGGTCCGATGTTTTATTCCCACACACACCAAAGTGGATTGTTCTTAATTCAAATGAACGGTGAAATGGAGGATAATGAATTTGCTAAATATGCTGCTTCTTTAGAAAAAGCTGTTACTGGTTCTACTAGTATAGAAATATCAGAAGAAAGTAAAGCAAATAAAGCTGAAAACCTAACAGATGCACAAGTCGGTGATGTAGTAAAAGATGATTTTGCAGGAACATATACCATTTCTGATTTTTATACTGCACCAACTGATAAATACAAAAGCGCTGATATTGAGTTCTCCATTGATCAAATCAAAACAGCTAAATTGGTTGCTGAAAATCCTGATTTAATTGAAACTACTGCAGAAACAAACGTTTTAATATTATCCATGACTGGAGAAAATCTATCTGATGATACAGTTAGTTTCCATCCTGATACGGCAACTATGATTACTGATACTAAACGTCAAATTAGAGCTAATGTTATGATTTCTCCTTTTGAATCGGAATTCATGGGAAAAGTAATACAAAAAGGTGAAGTAATATTTGACCTTGGTGAAGAAGGTTTAGAAGGTGTTAATGAATTAAAATTTGTATTTGAACCGACATCAAAAGATTCAATGAAAATTGGTGAGGATATTACTGTTGTTGTACCAGTAAGTAAAAAATAGGTCACTCAAACGAGTGGCTTTTTTTTATGAAAATTTTTATCATAACAGGAAAATAAATCAACAATATCTATTTACTCAAGTACGTAGATATGTTATAATAAAAATATAGAAAGGAGGTAATAAAAATGGAACTTGAAAGAGTAGTAGCAATAACAGCATTCGTCAACCTAGCAATTGCAATCATTAACTTTCAAACAGCAAAGTTAAACAACAAAAAAGCAAAAGCACTTGATGAAAAAGAAAAAGACACCACTTCAAAGAAGTAGCGTCCAAAAGAAAATTTAAAAATGAAGGTTAAGGCTAGCACCCTTAGCCTTCACACTAAATATAAATGATTTCTAAATGTTATACAATCAAAATGAAAAGAAGAGGTGATTTTCATGACGACTATTACTTTAATTCTTACGGTAGCAGCGTTAATAATAATTGGTGCAACTGTTATTGCAATGAGAAAAAAATAATAAAATAGGTGGTCTCATCCAATGTCAAAAAACTACTCTTTCAACAGCAAAGAAGAATTTATTAAATTAGTTCAATCAGAAATCCTAACATCATCAGAAGTATTGGAGGAATTGCAAATTTCTAGGCAGTCATTAAATTCACTTGTAAAACGAGGAAAGCTAACTCCTATCAAAGAGTTACCACGCGATCGAATGTTTTTACGTGAAGATGTGGAAGCGAGAAAAGAAGCAGCGAAAGAATTACATGCTAAATACAGACCATATGATGAATAAAAAAATGCCCAGGCTCAAAATTAATTGAGTATCTGGGCATTTTGCTATTATGCACTACGTTGTGCAATGATAATTTCTAATCCTTTTAAATCGCCATTTGTTAATGTACCAGCGTCAAACTTTTCAAGGTGTGATTTATCAATAAGCTTTTTGTCTACTGCTTGTTTAAGGTAGTCACGGACTGCAGCTTTAAGTGTTTCATTTGTAAATTGCATTTTATCATCATCCTTTACATTTGGTTTAGTTGTATTGCCTTCCACAATTAATTGCACTTGGTATTTGCTATTGGTTGGAATAATTACCTGTCCTTCAATTTTGTATCCCTTTGGCATAACCCAAGTTGGTTTAACTTCGAAATGAGGACGATCAATTTTCGCTTTCCAATTTCCACCCCATGTAATACCAAGCTTTCGTGCGATAGCACCGACTCGACTTAGTGTTGTTACATCATATAAAGGCTGTGGAGGGCAAACAGCAATATCCCATGCTAATCGTGACTTGTGATTGCTATCTAATGTCCAAGTAACTATCTGCCCTGGTCGAGTTCTGCCTTGTGCATATAAGTAAATCTGTCGTTCCTGTGAGCGATATGTTTCAGTGATAAAGATGTTCTTGATACCAGCTTTAAAGCACTCTTGAAATAACAATCGACAGGCTGTTTGTGCAGCTGGTAATAATTCAGAAATGTCTCGACACGTTGTAGTAATGCTTGTCATTTTACATCACCCTTTGGCTTGTCATAATTCATGGCTTGCTCGCTGTCTGAAGCACCTTTTGTAGTTGGGTCGATAATAATACCAAGCAATCCTAAAATGCTTAAAACAGTCTCTGAAATGGTTGTGATTTGTGCATTGTAAATTGTAATATCGACATTAAAAATGCCTGCTATTTGATTAGCAAGCACTAGTAGTAATGCGATTAATGACACCCAAAATTGCTTGTGTTGTAGACGTACTTTCCAGTTGATTTTCATGTTGATTCCTCCAATTATAATTTCATAAAATTTAGTACAAGAGCAATAATTGCTACTGCCCAACCACCCCAGTTCTGAATGGCTTCAAGCACCTTGTTTTTACCAATGGATACAGCTTCAATTTGCACCATCAATTCTTTCACTTGATCAACCTCAAGTTTTAATCCTTGGTACTCTTCACGCAATCCATTGTACTGTTTAATCAAATTACGTGTTTCTTGCATTTCTCCACGTAATGCATTTATTTGTTCGAACAATTCTTTATTCGAATACCATTCTTCCCCCATCTTTGACACCCACCTTACAAATAAAAATAACACTGCTCGGAACAGTGCATTTCTTAGGTCTTTTGTATAAAAATAGCCCTCCACAATCATCTGTGGAAGGCAACATTTTAATTATTATTTTTCAGCTAATTTTAATTGACTAAAAGCTGCTGTTAACCAAAAACCGATCGCACTAATAAAGAGTAGCGTTAAAATTGGATGCTCATATACGAGTTGCATTTCCTCACCTCATTTTGACATAAAAAATAACGCTAGGCTTATGCCTGCGTTTTCTGTTCATCCATTATGCTAATTAGTTCTACGTATTGTTCTTGTGTAATTTTTTTCATCATCAAGAACAAACATAAATCTGAATCCAAAGCATCGTACTTGTAATTTCCTGAATTAATAACAATCTTCGCTGCATTATAAATCATAAAAAATTCCTCCTATATTCCGATTTCTTTTTGAAGTAATAGCATTTCTGTGTTTAATACTGTTTGCGCCTGCAACTCAATAAGCTGTTGTATTGGGTCTACAGGTGTAGGGTTAGGCTCTGGGACAGTAAGAATAGGAGCTGTAAATTTGCCTGTTTCTTCGTTGTAGTCCCAGCCCTCTTGTACATCTGGCTTGTCTGTAATGTCGATAATGACAATATCAGGTGCAAACTCTGGCTTTTCATCAGCCTCAAAAATCCAATGTAATTTACTATTTATTATTTGTGCAAACTTTTTCATTTCATTCGCCTCACCATTCTATAAGCATATATCCTGCGACGCCATTTTTTCCTGCCTGACCATCTGTACCATTAACATTACCAACAAGACTACCATTACCTCCTGAACCGCCAGCTCCACCTGAACCATAATCCCCTGCACCGAAATAAAATGGTGGTGTTAGGTGTGGCGATTCAGGTCCAACGCCACCAATACCTACAGTTTGACCATAACCCCCTGAACCACCTGCGTTCCCTCGCTGCCCAACTACAGAATTGTAATAATTAGGAGATAAAACACCTATACCTCCTGTACCTCCAGCACCTCCATTATTAACAACACCTGTGCCTCCGATGTTACCACCTGTGCCTCCTACACCTCCTGTACCGCCTGGTAAAGATAAGATGTTACCAAAAGATGTAATACCACCTGTGCCTCCTGTTCCACCCTTACCTCCAGGTGCGTTCCATGAGGTTGTTTTTGCACCACCATAACCACCAGTGCCGCCAGTGCCTATTGTTATAGTATGTTGAGAACCAGGGGTCACAGGAACAACCCTTTTATAACAGCTAACACCGCCAGCACCTTGCCCGCCAGCACCACCTCCGCCAGCGTTTAGAGGTGTAGTACCACCACCAGCACCGCCTCCACCTCCGCCTCCGCCGCCAGCACCTCCACCACCACCGCCTATAGCAGTGATTATTAATTGTGTTATGCCATCTGGAACTTTAAAAGAATGTGTACCAGCTGTAGAAAATATCTGTCTCCCTGACTTAACTTCGTTTTTTATTGTTGTGTCGATGCTAGTGACTGATGTCTTAAGTGCATCCACTTTTGTATCAATTTCCTTTACTTGTTCATGTGTAGGCAAATTAACAATATTATTCATACATTTTCCTCCTCATAAATAAAAGATACACACTGTAAAACTGGGTTAAATGCAAAGCCATATTTATAAACGTTAGTGCCAATTAAAAATTTGTGTGGCATACTAGCATCCTCATGGTCATTTAATTTATTTAGTAAGTTACCATCTGCTGTGGTATTCAAAATGTCCTTAACCGTAGCAAACCAAGTATCAAATCCATCCTTACGTCCTTGCAACCACGTATGATACAAAGCTTCTTCTGCCTGTCGCCATGATAAAAAATCTTGCTCTTGCGCATCAATCCATTGCTCTAGTGCAGTTGTAACTTGCGTTTGCCATCGTAAGAATTCAGCTTCTTTAGTAACAGAGTAGTCATTAAACCAACCTTGATACTGATTAAAGATTGTTGTTGTATCAACTTGATAAATCGGATTATGCATATAACCACATAGATTGTTATTTAATCTTGTATCAGTAATTAAAGCTTGGGAAACTGTTAAAGTTCCTTTTGATACGTATATATCAGCTAGCGCCAACTCGTAAGCATCTGCATCACGCTTTAACGTTGGTGCAACTGGCGAAGCAGATAGCGCTCCCTTCTTGACTTCAACACTCATTTTTCTTAGAAGGAAATCCAAACGTATTACAATACGATCAATACGATTTAGAGATGAATCACCAACTGCTAACGATAAATTATAATCTTCATCATTTATTAAATAATAACCATTAATCCACGCTTTACCTGGTCTAATAATAACTTTCATTTCATTAGTCCCTGCCATTACTTGTAGACAATCTGAAGGTTTTACAAAAATACCATTGCCAATGAATGTTGCAAAATACTGCGCAAAATCCTCCGCCTTATAACGTCTATCTCCATTAATGGAGTTAAACATCCCGAACTTAATCATTTATTTCACCATCCTTTTTATAGCCTCTGGAAGTGTTGGAACCGACTTTCCTACAGTTACATAGATTGATTTTCCATCTTGTTGAAAAACTTCATCAGCTTGCATGACACGACTATTCATTAAAATACCTAATTCATCATCTTTAATGGTAATAAGATCACCTAAGAAAAAATCTTCATTGTATTTCGTGTTTTCTTTGGTAACATCTAATTCTGCTTCAAAGCCAATAAACTCTGTATACTCACTTAATTTTTCAGTGCCTTTAGTAAGTAATAATTGTTGGTATTCTTCTGGAGGTATGTCAACTTGTTCGTCGTTCACATCTTTTTTATCTGATACCTCACGTGCATCTATAAAGATTTCTCTTCGCGCTAAACCTTTATAAGATGTTCCGATGTTTGCAAGTTTACGTTCAGAACCTTCGCCTGCTCCAGCTATTAACGCTGTGGTCTTCAAATCATTATTGGCATCTTCATAAGTTCGATGAAGTAAATTTGCTCTGTTTTTAGATAATACAATATGCGGGTTAACCGCCTGGTTAATCGTACGATTAATACCTTCGTAAAAATCGTAAAACAATTCACGTCCATTAAAAATACAACGTGCACCTATTTCATGAGTTTCACATAGCTTTTCAATACTTTCGTATACTTCTTTATACGTCATTTGATGTTGAACACTAAACCCAAAGTTTTTAGCTGGAGATAACTTAACTTGTGTAATTTTTCGGTTTAAGTCAACTGGATTGATCATTGTATCGTTTATCATTTCACGCATAATCATCTCTGGAGTTGTATCAAAATCATATTGACGCCACAACAACCTTCTATCGGTCCATCTAAATAACGAGAAGCATTTAACAACAAGTTGTTCAACACCATTACTATCATCAAAATTACGATAATAGATGTACATCACTTCATTGTCATCTTGTCGGTAAATGATGTTATCTTTTTTCAACAACTCGATGTTTTTGGGCGTAACATCAACATGTAATTCTGCTTCAGCAAACGGTCCATACTTTTTCCTCCATAGAAGATATGAAAAGTTCCCAATGAAACCTAACCTCTCAAAGTTTTCGTTACATACATAGAGCATCTTTACACCCCCACAAATTGAGGTGTAAAGTATATAGACACCTCTAAATTTGATACAAATTCTGCAGCATCGTAACGAATCAAATTATCTCCAACATCCACACTTAGTTGAATATCAGAGTCGTAGGAAAGGTAATTAAAATAATTTATTTGCTGTCCATTTCTTTCGAGAATGGCAAATTCATCTCCGCGTTTTGTATTGACAGTGACAATATCCCCCCCTAGTAAAGTGGCCTCTATCTTAACTATTCTGCCGGTGTCTACTACTTCTATATAGGGATTAACCACGCTTCCTAAAGCTGTAAACTGAATACGTAAGGGTGATGCTGTATCACTGTCATTAAAAACATTGACCACATTGTTAGGTTCACGGTATCCCATCTCAATACCTTCTGCATCAATTTCAAGTTCAAATTCAAATGTAGATACCCACATAGCAATTTCATATTTCTGTTCTTCTGTATACCACCAAGGGTTGGGACATAAAAATGAAATCATAAACTCTGGCCAGATATGTTTACTAATAACAGGAGATTTTTCAACACGACAATCAATAAAGCGAGTTATGTCACCATTCGTATACTCTAAAGTAAAGCGATACTTTGGATTGAAAAAGCGAATTAATTTTTGCCTGTTAACCTCTTTATCCTGTCGTCTTAATTGACCTCCTACAACGATATTTCTTTCACGGACACTGGATCCTTTTATGTTTGTTCCATCTTCGTTGTAGTTTTTCACGCTATAGAATTCATTCTCTAAAGAATCAATCCCATCTGCTGATTGCAAGAAAAAAGGACTAGTCACCGATATTTCAAGCGACTGTCCCTTATTGTTGTGGAAGACTAATTTTTCATTAAATCCAAATGATGTACGCATGGTTTCACCTCGCTATCCAATTTGTAGTGCCATCTCTTTCCAACTATTTTTACTTAATCTTGCTGTTTCATATGGATCGAGTGGTTTAGGACTTGTAACATTTAAGTTAAAGTTATTTTCAGTGTTATTGGTTGTGGAAGATGTTGTGGTACTAGGCATTGAGTTAACTGTTCCGTCAGTCACCGTTTTTGCTAAACGTTTAGTAGCCCCAGCAACTTTACCTACCATTTCGTTAATACCTAATATCAAGCCTTCACCTATATTAATTCCATAACCTTTCATAACTCTTGATGGACTATGAATATCTAAAGCGCCAGTAAAAGCAGAAGTTACTATTGCAGCAAGTGTTTGAGCAGCATTCATTAATTCCACTTTTTTAGACATCATACCGTCAATTAAACCACTCACAGCGAATACCCCTATATTCGGCATTTCCTCCATCTCGGTTTTCACACTGCCCTTCAAAGCAATCATGCTGTTTCGCCACTCAGTTTGATATACACGTAGCTGATCAGCTGTCTTCAATCGCAAATCATTGATTTGTTTTTCGGTATTTTGTTTAAGTCCTGTGAGTTCTGTTTCTGCTTGTGTACGTGCTTGCTCATTCTTTGTCTTCCACAGTTCTGTATACTCAGCCAGTTGTTCTTCAGTCAACGTATTTAATGCTGCTATTTCTGCTCCAGCTTTAGGTCCCATTTCTTGTAATTCAGCTAGTAAGCCTTCATTAATACCCTTTGAAGCAAGATTGGCTATATTTTTCTGCCAGTCTTCAAACGCCGTGACTTGCGACTGTAAGGCTGATATAAGAGCAGATCCTGATACATCACGTTGCGCCACTTCATCAAATAAACCTGCAAATGAATAATATGAATCTCTACGTTTTTTAAACTCATCTTCATAAACTTTAGTCAAACGTTCTTCTTCTTTGATGTAATCATCATTTAGCTTTTTAACGTTATCAAGATAAGTTTTATTTATTGATTCCTCTTCTTTTTGAATACTTTCAGTCACTTTTTTATACATCTTTTGAATATCGATTTTTTCTTTTGTTCCATCTTTAAACAACTTTAACGACTCTTCTAAAATATGAGCTTCTGTAACTAACGAAAGTTCATCAGTGGATTTTTTATCATCTATAAATCGTTTAATGACCGTCAATCTTTCACTTGCAGCTTTTTCTTCTTTTTTGACCATATCAGCTGTTGCTTTATCGTTAATCTTTTTTAATTTTTCTTGGGTATCTTGTTCAAGCTTAACGAGTTTTGCATTTGCAGTTTCCTTCAATTGTTGCACTCTTAAAGTATCGTTAGCAGTTGGGCCTTTTTTTCTTGAACTACTCGTATTATTGGCTTTCTGTAAATCAACGCCCAATTTCTTTTCAATATCGAGTTTCTTTTTAGCAGCATCAGCTTGGATTTTAGAACGTTTTTTTTCTGCTTCATCAGCTATTTTAGTAACTTCTGCTTGATTTGCTTTGGTTGCATTAATTATCAGTTGTCCAAGTTCTTTCATGGCATTTTCATTACGTTCTTGAGTAGAGTCAATACCGATGGCTAGACCTTCTCCTATATCTTGACCAACAGCTATCATGACTCGAGAAGGGGAATGTGTGTTTAATTTTTTTCTAATAGCTGTTTCTATGCTACCTGCAACACTCTCCGCTTTTTTCCAAACTGCCTCAGCCATTGAACCAAAACCATTAATAAGTCCTTGAAAAATATCAACAGCTACTTGGAATAAATCAATATTTTTGAAGTACTTTACGATATTATTCATGATATTTTCAGCAGTTACTTTAATTGATTTCCATGCACCTTCCCAGTCACCTTGAATTAATTTCAAGATTGTTTGAATGATACCTAGAATTAAATCAAGGGCATTGCCTATTGTTAATTTAATTGTTTCCCAAACAAATTTAACGAGCGCTGAAATTATTGGCCAAAAAATTTCAAAAATACCCTTTATAATACCCAGGGCAAGCTCGATATTAGATTGTAAATTTTTGTAATAAAATTTTGTTATTTCAAGTATTTGTTGACCATTTTCATCCCAAAATTCTTTAAGTTTATCAAGTTGTTCTTTTACAAAATCAACTACGAAACCTAACTTTTCATTCACTGTAGTTTTTATATAATCATAAGCAGTCGCTGTGACTTCTTTTAATGAGTCTGTTATCTTTTTATAAGTTTCTTCAACAGCAGAGAAGATTTCAGAATGTTTATTTTTAAATACTTCCCATTTAGAAAGCATTTCGCCAGTTTCCCAGTTTACTTTTTCAACATGTTCGTCAGCTTGTTTTTGTGCTGTTTCTACAATTTTTTGATGTTGTTCTTCTGCCAAAAGAATCGTTTGATCTTTAGCTCTAGTAGCTTCGGCAATCATACGATCAGCTTGTTCAGCATTAATTTGACCTGTTTCATCACGCATCTGGATGATTTGGGCTATACGTTTCTCATAGCTTTCATTCGCTTCTTTAATTACTTCTTCTTTTTGTTTTACAGCATTCTTCACAACTTCAGCAGCTTGTTCAGCAGAAATAATCGATGCATTCTCTTTCATTCGTTCAAGAATGACTTTCTGCTCTAATTCACTCTCAGAAAATGTTCTAACAGCATTTTCTTTCATCATACGGTTGTAGTTATTGATGATTTCATGCTCACGTTCTGTCAGTTCACGCTTTTCATCTGTTGCTTTTTGAATAATAGCTTTAACATTTTCATTCATGGCATTCTGTTCTTTCAATTGCCATTCATTACGTCTTTCGGTATCAGCCATTATTTTTTGTTCTTCTTCAGAAGTTAAAGCTGATGAAAACATAAAGAAATCTTGTAAATCAGATAGTTGATCAGCATTTCTTTTCTTCATGCCTTCCACAATCTGCTTATTCATCTGATCAAATTTTGAAGTAAGCTCTTTAGCCATTTCTGAAGTAACTTCTGTGGAGGATACATACATTCTTGTAACTGACTGTGATGCTCCCTCACTTAGATCAAAGAAACCATTTAATGCATTCTTAGTCGATTCAGAAACACCTTTTCCGAACCTTTCAGCACTAGGTAGCGCATCATTACTCATATGTTTTGCAAATGCTACAGCACCAATTGCTAGCCCACTTAATGCAGCTACAGTGATTCCGATTGGACCAGTTAGGACGGAAAAGGCTGGACCTAAAAACCCTAATTTTGCAGTTAACATAGCTACCACACCGCCAGCTTCACCTACTGCTAAAGCAACTGTTCCGAATGCTGAAACAATGGCTCCTACACTTGATACGAGAGCCCCAGCAACAAGTATTACTGGACCTATAGCTGCGGCTATACCACCTAAAACTAATATTAGTTTCTGTGTACCCTCGCTAAGACTTGCGAATTTCTCAATCCAGGGTCCAACTACTTCCACAATTGATAAAACCACTGGAATCAATATGTTTCCAAGGGTAATTCCTAAATCGATCACTTTATTTTTCAAGATAATTAGTTGAGATTCAGTAGTTTTATATCTTTGTTCAGCCTCATTTGTTAAAGCTGCATTTTCTTCCCACGCTTTATTTGCGATGTCAATGGAACTTGCAAATAGTTCGTTAGCATTCCCAGCACGTAACAATGAATCTCGCAGAAGAATTTCTGTTATGCCCATTTCTTGGAGCATGTTGATAGCTGAATCCCCTGCTTGTTCTGCTGTACCAAGACCATTTACAAAAGCCCCAATCGCACCAACCGCATCCTTTTCGAACGCCTCTTTGAAGTCCTTACTAGTCATCCCAGCAACTTTTGCAAAGTTTTCTAAGTCAACACCTGCGTTAACAATGTTCTTCATTTCTTTGTTGGTCATGCCTAGTGAGTCAGCCAAACTTGTAAAATCCATACTGTTGTTAGCAGCAAGCATTTGCAACTCACGTAAAGACATACCTGTTTTTCTCGATAATTCTTCCGTTTTGCCAAGTCCTGTAGATGCTGCAACTTGCATACGGACCATAACACGCGATAAGGCCGAACCACCCATCTCAGCTTGAATACCTACAGATGATAAAGCAGTAGCAAGACCAAGAATGTCAGCTTCAGACATGCCAATTTGAGCCCCTGCCCCTGCAAGACGTAAGGCCATGTCAATGATCTCTGACTCAGTTGTAGCAAAGTTATTACCAAGATCAACAACAGTAGAACCTAGTTTGTCAAAGTCTTGTTGCGACATTTTAGTAATGTTTGCGAAACGTGCTAGTGCTGTTGCTGCTTCGTCTGCTGACATGTTTGTGGCTACACCCATATCAGTCATTGTTCTTGTGAAGCCTATAATAGCGTCATTTTTAATACCCAACTGCCCAGCAGCCTCGGCTACCTTAGCAATCTCAGTAGCAGCAGTTGGAATCTCTTTTGACATGTTTCTAATCTCATCTGAAAAGAATTGAAATTCCGATTCGGTTGCATCAACTGTTTTACGAACCCCTGCGAAGGCTGATTCGAAGTCTGAAGCAGCTTTAAAGGCACCCACACCCATAGCTGCAATAGGTGCTGTGACATACATGGATAGTTTCTTACCAACATTCATCAACCCATCGCCAATTGAAGATAATTTACCTCCAACCTCCTGCATGCGTTGACCGACTTGTGTCCACTGTGAGGACTGGATACGTAATTGCTCTGTAACCTCAGCTAATTCACGTTCTAAGCGATTGTATTGTGTTTGCGCTTGGTTAACCGCATTCGCTTGGCGTTCAATTTGTGCAGATGATGCGGTACCACTAGCAACCAGTTCGTCGTATCTACGTCGCTGTTCTTGCAACTTAATTGAAGCAGCATCAAATGATCTTGATAATACATTCTGCTTTTGAGAAAGTCCTGTTAATGAGTTTTCATATTCGGAGCCCCTCGCTCGAATTGCTTGTAACTCACTACCCATAGCCCTCATATTGCGATTTACCTGTGCAACTGTACCGTTAAAGTTTGATGCATTTAAACTAAGACTGACTTCTAAACTTCCTATGCTTGCCATAATTTCTCACCGCCTTCTTGGCAAAAATAAAAATCACAGCCAACTAATTTCGTCAGCTGTGACTTCTTCTATTTCTTCATCATCTTCATTTGATAGTTCAAACCAGAAATGTATATCCATATCGTCAATTTCATGAAGCTTGTAACCAGCTTTCAATAAATCACGATAGAATTTTTTGATATTTTGATAGGCTGTTAGGCCACTTACTTTCCCTCATCATCTGTGGAAGACTTAGTTTCCAGTCCACCAATATTAAGCACGCTGTTGAATACACGCATGATTTCGTTTTGTAAAAGTCCTGCTTCTAAACCATCCCATACGTCATCCACAGTGAATTGATTGTCAAAGACATTTACTACAAAGCCGATCATTTCATCGAAAGTTTCAACAGAAACTTCAGTGCCTTCTTCACGCATTTTTTCATTCATTTTCAAAGCATTTCGGAAAACGCGTGCTTTCACAAAGACATTTGTAAATGTTTTATCCTGTCCATCAATTCGTAATGTAATTTGCATATTTCATCCATCCTTTTCGTTAGTCACTTTTTGAGTTTTGTTAAAAGAAAAGAAGCCCTCGAAAGGACTTCTGGTTAAGGCGTGGGTACTGTTGGTTCAGTAGGCTTTGCAACTGTTGCAAAGAAAGTTTCAGCAGTAGCTGTCACCCCTGCATCACGAGTATCTACTGTATGTTTGATGATTCCATCAATCAATGGTAAAGCTTCGCCAGCAAATGGATACACTTTATAACTTGTTTCACCTTTTTTACGTGTAGCATTTGATTCTTCACCAGGCTTTAATTTTGCTTTAAAGAACCATACAAGTTTAGAACCTGACTCAAAGCCAATAGCGATTGCATTTGGTGTGTCATTGGAGTTTGTGACAATACCACCTTCAGCAGACTTTTTGTGTCCATACCAATCAATTAATACTTCTGTTGGTAAATCAGCAGTTTCACCAGCAATTGTAATGGAATCCATTTGTGCTTCTTGGTCTACTACACGATCTCCAGCATCTAAAGAAGCTTCTGAAAAGTTAGGTGTAAGAGTTAAAGAAATAGGCATTGTTAATGTTTTAACATCGCCCCAAGTTTCTGCTTGCTCATCCGTCATTAGCGCATAATGGATACGTTTTAAACTAATCTTTTGTGGTTTTTCATTTACCGTTGTAGCTGCCATTTTCATGACCTCCTAATGTTTAATATTCATCAAAAAAGACGAATCGCAACACTTTGTTAAAGTGAGAATCGCCTTCTTGTTTTGGTGCATCATATTCAAGTATTCGTTCATATCCAGCAGATTCCATCAATCGCTTGATGCCTTCCACAAGTTGATAGTAATCAGATTTCGACCATACGTTGACTTGAATTAGTCGTTCAGTCTCATATTCTTGATCAGATGCCTCTAATGCTGGCTTTGAATTAATTTCTAAGAAAGTAATGTATTGATTTGGGATAGTTGAGCCGGTTGGAACGCTGTTGAAATACACGCTTAAATTCAGTGGTGCCAAAATACTTGTGATATGTTCAGAAATATCTATCATAGATTTAATGCCTTTCTGATTTCATCACTCATTACATCGACTGCCCTATCTTTACTTCTTTCAAGTCCTCGCGCAAAGAATGGATTAGGTGCAGTAGAACCCCATGTAACTTTTTGACGCACTCCATTTTTAAGAGCGTATTTACTACCTGCTGAACGTCCAAACTCAACTAAATGTGAATGGTAGGCACCGCCAGTATGCACCTTTGCTTCGCCATCTTTAGCACGTTGGGCTTTAATATTCTTCTTTAATGTTCCATCATCTACAGGCGCTTCTTCAATAATAGCCTCTTTTACAACTTTAGCAGCTGCATTAAGCGCTCTATTTTCATCCGCCTCTTCTAGTGGTAGGTTCGTAAGATTCTGTAGTAAAGCTTCCAGTCCTTGCATTTCTAAGTGCATCTACATCACCTCTTTTAAAAAGATTGTGAGCCACTGATTATCACCATTGTCGTTGATTGGTGGTGCATCCATTTCGTATGTTTTGCCAGCAATTTCAACACGCATGTTTTCAGTAATGTCCTTACGGTAACGAATACCAATTACACATTTTCCTTGCCATTGAGTAGCATCAGAACTAAATAGCTTGTAACCTTTTGCAGTCTTCAATTCCGCCCATACGGTTTCATGTTTAGTCCAATCTACACTTGGCCATCCGTTGATAATTGTACCTGGTGGATTTAAGAAAGTAGCGCGCTTATTCATACGACCCGCGTTATTGTTGTTGCGATAGTTCATCAGGATCCACCCACTTTATCTGTAAAATCATCGATTGTAAGCCGTATGGGATAGGCTGTTGAGCTGTTTTAATTGTGGAAGGCGTAATTGCTATACGATTCTCGTAAAAATGCGTAGCGAGCATCATAATAGCTAAACGATGTAAGGCAAATACGTCTTTGCCCTCCACAATCAAAAAATAATCATTTGGCTGTTTAACCCCTGCATTCTCCAAATAAAAAATGGATGATTGCAGAATAGTAGAAAGGGAACGATCCTCGTCATTCCCATCAATCCGTAAATATTCTTTAAGCTCATCCAGTAATTGCATTAAGCATCACTCTTTTCATCTGTGGAAGGCTGTTTTGGAACTTGTTTTGTAGTAGCCTTTTTAGGCTCCTCAACGACTTTTAAGAATGCAATGCCATATTCTTCATGAACTTTTGTTAAAAACTCAGCGCGAGCCTTAATTAGCTTCTTTCCTTCTGCAGGATATGGATCATCTATCTCATAAATATGATCATCATGGATTTCTTCTTTAAAACGATTAATTACTTCATACTGACTCATTCGGTTCACCTTCTTTCGATAAATTAAAAACCCCTACCCTTTTATTAAGGAGTAGGAGTTACTTTCGCGATACGGAATGCGGACTTTAATTTAATACGGTGATCAAACCAAGCAGTTAAAACGAACGCATTAACGCCTGTTTTAACATCTTTATCTGTTTCATAAAGTACATTTAAATCGTAGTTTAAGTGAGCATATGAGAAGTCGCCTACAATCGGTTTCGTTGCTGCATCTACAAACACAACTGGTTTACCCAAAATTTGCTCTGGTTGTGCAGCGTATAATGTTGCATTACCATTTGCTAATGTTTCAATAATTTCCGAGTAATCAGCAAAAGTCATAACGATTTTTGCATTTTCTCGATAATCTTCATGTAAATCAGCAATAGCAGCTTTAATCGCTTTATAAAGATTTGCGCCTTCTACTTCTTTGATTGCATTTTGTGTTGAATAGAAGCTCATGTGTTCTTCACCAGCTTTTGGAGTTGCAGCAAACTGTACTTTCTTCTCCTTTGCAGCTAAACCTGAACGTAATGAATTTTCTACGTGAGATACTAAATTTGTATGAGTTCCAGCAAGCACAGTTTCTGAAACGCCCGCAAATACTTTTGACTTAAAGCGTCCAAATGTCACTGTAGAACCTTCTAATTTCAGTTCCTTGGCCGTCTCTGTATCCGCAATGAAATCATCATCATCAATCGTGTAAGATAGTTTTGGGATTTCTAAATTCGGCACACTTGTTACAGTTACTAAGTCACGCATTGGATTTTTTACTAATGGCTCAGTGATAATTTCTTGTGCCACTGTTTTCGGTAAGAACTTTTCGCCACCAGTTGCTGGACTTGTATTATCTCCTAATGCAGCATAAACCTCTTGTTCAACAGGTCGATTACGGACAGTTGAGCGAACCAAAGTTGCAAATGCTTCTGTACGTTTTTGTTTCGGATCATCGATTTGAGCTAGTGGATTTTGAGCAAATTTCGCTTTTTGTTCATCCTCCATTTGATCATGTTGCGCTTTAATTACATCAAAACGAGCTTGCATATCAGCTTTTTGTTCTTGTAAAGCTTTAATTTCCTCACGTGTTGCTTGTGGATCAATGGCTTTTGCTGTTAAATCCGTATCAATTTTTGCTACTTGTTGACCAATCGTAGCCATGTTTTGTTTTAATTCGTATAATGTCGGCATTTAAATGCCCTCCTTTTAAATTAAGTTTAATGACTGTAAATAAGTAAGATTCGCCTTAGAATCTGCAATGATGTTTTGCCTTTCTTCCTCAGAAAGGACTTCTTTATTTGACTGTAGTAAGGCTCCTGGAAGGTTTTTGAATTGTTTTGAATGCTCATTAGAAAGACATGCAACAGCCTTGTTGGCACCTTCTATAACATCACATAAGCCAATATCATAAGCCTGTTGAGCTGACAACCACGTTTCTTCATCCATCATTCGTTGAATTTCTTCTTGTGAAGTCTTACCATCAATCTTCGACATATATGTTTCAATTTGCATGCCATTAATTCGATCCAGATCATCTGCGACTTTGCGTAATTCACTAGAATTTCCGAAAGCACCTGTCATTGCGTTATGGATCATTAACATTGCATTTGAGGGCATTCGCACTTCATCACAGCAAGCCACAATGTCACTCGCAATAGATGCAGCTAAAGCATCTACATGAGCAATAGTACGTGCCTTATGACGCTTCAACATGTTTCCAATTGCGATTCCTTCAAACACTGAACCACCTGGACTATTTACGTATATATGAAGTTCACTGATGTCGCCCACAGCATCTAGTTTCTCTTTAAAAACTACTGATGACATTTCGCCATACTCTTCCCATGCCCATGGAGTAATTTCGCCCAAAATAAAAACATCCGCTGATTTACCATCAACCGATGCTTTAACATCAAAAAATGTTTTCTTTTTATTCAATTTTCCTCACCTCCTTATCGTGATTTTTCCAATAAAAAATCCCATCTATCTTTGTAAATAGCGTATTTGCTATTTCTAAAAGATGATGAGATTGCTATTGTTTGTTGTGTAATTGGTATTTCATTAGAGGGTATAACATAAAAATCATTTTTAGCATTTGCCTCAATACACACTAAGATAATGAAGTGACAAGTCTTATCAAATCTTTTCTTAGTTCGTCCGTTTTTTAAACGAATTCTATTAGGCGACTCGATATTATTGTTTTCTGGCTTTTCTGCTAATACAAACCTAAATGTTCCATCAGATGCTAACTTCGAAGATTTAACCTCTATTTTTACAGAAGTGTTTACAAGGAAATCATATTCGGAAGTCATCGACAAATCATTCATGTTCTTGAAAATAAAATTTAGCTCATGTAATTTTTCTTCAACAAATTTTTCTCCGATGCGACCAGTAGATATTCTGGTTTCAACGCCCTCTTGTTTCCTCAATTTCGAAACATAAGTCCTGTCAATTTTATATTTGTTCGCAATTTGTATATCGGTTAAATTATTCACAACATATTCTTTGTATAAAGTTTCTGAAGAAATTGCTTGCATTAATTTTCTCCTTCCACAGTTGAAGTAGCAGCAGAGGACTTCCGCAATGTTGGGTCCATTTCCTGCGGATATAAGTCACCGCTAATCCAAAGCACATTGGCCATACCACCCATTGGAGCTAAGTCTTCAAGCATACGTACCTCGTCTGGCTTCATTGCCCCACTTCGTAACATTGCTTGATAGAAGTTAGTACGTGCTGTTGTATCGCCTCGTAAAAGGCCGCCAAGGTTAAATTTGAAGTACATACCTTGTTTACGATCAGCTTTCGTAAGTAATTTCCGATTAAATTCATGTTCGTATTGTCTTACAATAGGCAACAACGTCATGTTTACGAATTGAATCATTAGCTGTTCGTTGGATGCCATTGTTCCGCCTTCCACATCATTTAAGAAGGATACAGGCACATTAAAAACATTGGCTACCCTTGAGCGAGTTATCAGCTCTGATGCCAATGTATCGGATGCAAAATATTGTTTTTTCATTTCGGTGATCTCAACACCTGGTTCTTGCATTAAAATGCCACCATTTTCTTGATAAAACCGTCTAAAATCAGCTATTACTGCAGCTCTTTTGTCTTTATCCAAGTTAGCCGCATACTTCAAAATGAATGATTCCTTTTTCTCCATTTCAGAAAGCGAGAACTCTTGAACTGCCTTGTCATACTTGATGGTATTGGCCAATACTTTCAACGGCGATAATCCTTTAATACGAGCTGGCCCTCGAATATGCTTAACGTGTACCATGTCTGTATTTGCTACAAACATCGTCCCTCGCTCTCCTTGGACTTGGTACCACAACAATCCGTCATCTTTATTGATAAATTCAGTAACACACGATGGATCCAGTGGAACAATTTCATTTGGTCGTAACCGTATATCACGTAAAATAATCGCGTAACCATTACCTGTTTCATTTCTGCTTACTTCTAAAGCGTTTAATAAATCAAAGCTACTCATATTTTGGTTTGGTTCATTTATGAGTACATCTGAAATATCATTTTGAATCACATCGTAATTTTGATGTAATTTAATAGGTAATGCTGAAATTGTATTAGCAAGCCGACTAATAACGCTGAAAACTGTTTCATTCGTTGCTAATTGGCTGTTATCGATACCCCAAAAGGTTCGTCCAAACCAATTGGAGAAATCCCATGTCGAACCCTTCCAACCTGTAGTAGCCCCTGCATATGCCATGTATGCTGTGGTCTTAATACGTTGCCATAGTTTCAATTTCTCACCTCCCTCTTATAAATCATGAATTGAGATGAAGCTGATATTGCCATCTCCGCTTTCGACTTTGTTGTACATTGCCTGTACATATCCAGTGATTACTGCAGCTATAGGATCAATTCGCTCCCTCGACTTTCTTTTTGATAGACGAATATTTTCATTCACATCTACTTCAGTGACCGCGTTTCCAATTGCCCAAGTTAAAAGCTCATCACCATCATGTGTAATGTTTTGCTGATAAACTTGCTCTCTGAAATCCTTCGTAGGTTCACTTAGTGTTGGATAACCTTGTCGGACTTCCACAACCACAAATCCATACGCGGCCATATTTTGTGCAAATTGCGTGGCTCCGTAAGGGTCATAACAAAAGACAATAGGATTCCAACCATTGTCCTCCACAGCTTTTACTATCCAGTTTTCAATAAAACTATAATCAACAACCGCACCTGGAGTTGTAGACAACCATCCTTTGTCTATCCATAGTTGGTAAGGTACTTTATCCTTTGCTTGCCTTTCTCGCAAGGCATCTTCTGGCATGAATGAATGCTGCTTTACATGAAAACCATAATCAGTCGGAAATATCAATCCTGTGGAAGACAAGTCAATCTTCTTTGATAAATCGACCCCGATGAATACGTCATGTCCAGTGACATCAACATTCTCGCGAGCACATGCATTCCATTTTGATAATGGCATATAACCACCTTGCTTTTGGTCAATCCATATATTCATATTTTTCGTGAGGAAATTACGCATTTTTTCAGGCACATCAAGTGCTGCCTTCATTTGTCTTCGAATATAGGATAATCCTTCAGGATAAGATGCCAGTATCGGATTAGATTTAATCCAATTACGTTCGTCTGAAATATCATCGTCTGGATCAAGTGTATTAATCATTACGAAATACTCTTCATTTTCAATTGGATTATCAGGATCTAATATTTGTCGTACATAACGATATTCAACTCGATAACAAGGGTAATCTAATTCAAATCCTGCTGTTGTAATTATTGCTAATAAAGGTTGAGGCCGAGCTCCTTGTCCAGAGTCCCCAATATCATACATTTCATCAGTTTCATGTGCATGATATTCATCAATGATGAAACAAGAAGGTGAGGTACCATCACCGCTTTTGCGGTCCTCTTTTGATAAAGGTTTAATAATTGAACCACTTTTAAGATGGGTAATAGTGCCGTAAGCTTCTTTGAATCGACTCCTTAAATCCTTTGAACCTTTTATCATGTCACGGATTTCTTCCCAAACGATTTTAGCTTGATCTTTCTTGGTAGCTGCACAATAAACCTCGGCTGATGCCTCACCTAATGCTGATGATTCGTAACTACCCACAGCCCCCAATGATTGAGACTTGGCATTCTTCCGTCCTACCTGCCAATACATTTTCTTGAACCGTCTATATTCTGTTTCACGATGAATCCAGCCATAAATATTACCAAAGATAAATTGCTGAATAATATGAGGTTCAATAAAAGTTCCAGCTAAAACACCTTTACGATGCTTAAATAATCGCATCCAATCCAAAAATTTATTTGCTCTTTCTTCATCAAAGAAGTAGGGGAAATCATCAGTATTCTCGCGTTCCAAGTCATTTAAAAAACGCTGACACGCCCACTTGTGTTCAAAACAAGCTGGAATATCACCGTTTAAAATTTGTCGACTATATTCAATTAAATTCTTTTTTAAAGACATCAAATATCACCAAACTTTTGCTCAAACTCTGAAGGTGTGTGCACAGCTGGTGTCGGATCTGGAATAACAAGTTTCAGACGCGAAGTGATAGTCAGACCTAAATCAGACGCTGCAATACGACATTCATTGAATAACGTATTTTTTACCCGAGCCAATTTCGGGTAATCTTCATTTGCAACAGTAATTTTCTTACCATTTTCCTGTTCTACGACATCTGTAGACTTAATCTTTCTCATGTCCTTTACCAACTGCAGATATTGATATTTTGAATCTAAATACCTCGCTAAAGAATCAATATCAAGTTCACTGAAAATATCTATTGCCACTAATTTTTCAGCTATCTCTGTAAACTCTTTCTTTTGAGCAGCTGTCAGATAAGATGGTGGTTTTATGTTTTCTGTAGGACCTTTTAATGCGTTTTCCTGCATTTGACGCTCTTTTATTTCAGTTTTTGTAAGGTTTTTTTTACCTTTTAAAACCAACAAATCAATTGGTTGTCGCGGTCTAGCCATTTCTATCACCTCGCTTTCAAAAAAATATTTCATTTAGGGAATTTTGTACGCGGAAATCGGTCAGCCGGTGTAGGGCGCTTCACCCAACTAAATTGAATTAGAGGGGGGCTATCCTACTTTCTACCGTATTTTTGTATATCCTCGTTTGTCTTCTTGTTATGACACGACTGACAAAGTAATTGTAAGTTGTCTTCATCTAATCTCTTGGTCCAGTCAGCAGTTAGTGGCACGATGTGGTCGACAAGAACCCCGACTGTGATTCGTTTTTCATTTAAGCAATGCTGGCACAATCCATTGTCTCGAATCTTGATGTAGTCTCGGCATTTAATCCAAGATGACGAATGGTAAAAGCGATCATGTTTTTTATTTCGAGAATACTTGTCGTAGTAACGGTTATTGTCTGCCTTGGCCGTCTTGTGCTGTTCGCAATATCCTTCACGTGTTAAGTTAGGACATCCAGGCTTGTTGCATGGTCGTAGAGGTCTACTGTTCATGCTGTTCAACCTCTTGCTTAACACTAGCCATGCCCTGCGCTATAGTGTCCCTTAGCTGTGCCTCATCCTGTACCAACTGCTTAAACCTATCAGCATCAGCCCACTTCATCTTGCGGTGTAGCTCTCGCATCTTCGCTTGAAGCTTACGTATTGATTCATCAGTATAAAAACAGACATACTCACGTCCACAGTTAGGACAGTTGAAGTATGTCTTCTCGACTTTGTTATCCAGTTTGTCTATCTTGAAATGCTTGACGTAGAACTTATGACCACATGACTTGTTGCACTTAGCATAGATTGGTTCCATGTTAATCACTACCTTCTAATTTTGTTGGTAGTTCATTTCCGAAATCACAACCCAAAACATAACCACATTTGCATTCGCTATTTATACTTTTCAATTCATTTTCTAAAAACAATTTAGAAGTATTCATTAGGTCACCACAATTAGGGCATTCTTCAAGGTTATCAATCCTATCCAACTCATCAGCCAATGCACCAACATGCTTGGCAATTGCTCGTAACTTTAATTGCATCTTGTCTGTGTCCATTGACACCTCTATACTTAAATTTCTTGCAGAAGTTTTAGGCTTTTTCTTTTTGATTACTGCGTGTGATAAGTGTTGCAATGTGAATGGTTCACCTTTTGTTACATCAGCAGGTACTACCCTTATTAATTGATTACATTCTGGACAAAAATTATATCCGTCTTCATTGTTACCTAATCTAAATCTATGGTTATTCTCGCAACAAGCTACTTTATCCATTGTTCACCCCTCCACAATTCATAGTTCTACTTGCAAAGTCCATACGATACAACAATTGGACTTTATGGCATAATAAAAAGCCACGCTCATTTGGAACGTGACTTTTGTATACTTTATTCATCTTGTAAAATACTCTTTTCAATCTCTTCAATTTCATCAGTTATCTCTTTTATACGGTCAGTAAAAGCCTCTAGTAATAAATCTTCATCTGGCCCATATAATTGACTAATCTTAATTAGAAGTTTAATGTGCTCTTTTTGTAATTCTATAATACTTTTATATGCTTCTTCTTTTTCCATATAATCACCTCCGACACTAATCATAATGTGAGTGGAAATGATTGTCACGAACATATTTCGATAATAAAAAGCCGCAACTCAAGTGAGTGCGACTTAAATTAGTTATAGATATATTGCTCTACTCACTTTATCGTAGATGTCTAAAACTTCATCTGCATTTACCCCAATTTCTTCAGAGACTTTTTTTATTGCTTCCTTTGTCTCGAAATCCTGTTCGTACTTTTGTACATGTTCAAATATTTTGAGTTCATTTGGGTCCTGCATTTTTTTCTTTTCATTTATTTCCTGTAATCTTACGTCGTATTGTGGAGTTAAATCTGCTGCTTTACCACCAACAATTTCTAATGAGTCGCCTTTCACACTCCATTTATATAGCACGTTTAAATGTTGGTAATTCGCATTATAAGTAATGGAATCTTTCTCCACTATCCATTCACCATTTGGCCACTTTGACTTTAAATATTCCTCCACAGTTATCCCTTTAGGAGTTACTGTATCCTTTAACTTTTCTAACATTCTAACACCTCCCATCTACCTATATCATAGGATAAATGGAATGGATTGTCATTATAAGAAAAATAGAACATAATAAAAAGCCGCACCTTGTTTGGTACGACTCTATGTATCATAAGACAAATTCTATTGACTTTACGTCTTGCCATTTAACGATTATAGAACCCTGTAAATTAATCTCAGAATTTAATTTAATTCCTTTTTGCATAGTTTCCATAAAGTTGTCTTGATAAAAACTATTCACCTCTATAGGACCAATATTTATTTCATGATTAGTACCGTCTTTCATTTTATAAATTACCAACATTTTTCTTCCCTCCTTCCTATATAAATCATAGGATAAATAGGATAGATTGTCATCAATAGGAATATAAAGAATAATAAAAAGCCACACCTTGTTAGATGTGACCTAAGTTAATACCCTAATTTAAAATATGACTTTCTAAAAAGTCAATTCCATCAACTGTAATTATTAATGTTGTTATACTACTAGTACTTTGGTTTTTAACGAATCCTTTGTCAACGAGGTACTTGTATGCAAGCTCTGTTTCAGAATCTGCAATGATATCTTCAGTTTTCATTCTTAGATAACGAGCTTTGTCCTTGTTTTTAAAATAGTGTTCATACAAATGAATTAATAAATGCATTCGTAAATCTTTTCTTTTTTCAATAGTTTCCTTGTTCATTAAAACACCTCCCATCAACCTAATCATAGATTAACAGGAAACATTTGTCACATAATGTCTTTTAAAAGAGACCACCAATATAGTAGTCTCAATTACTTGTTTCCGACATACACGTACAAGCGAACGTGTTTATTTTGTAATGGAAATTTATTTAGCGTATTTCCGTACGCTTTTTGATACTCCTATAATATCTCGATTATTCAATGGTTTCTATTCATATAACTTGGTGTCAGTAAAGTGAAAGTTTTATTTCATGTGCAAACCGAATCATTTTAGCTATTTCAGCATGCTTCTTATATATGTAGCTGGCACTATAGTTTAATTCCTCTGCGATGTCTTCAAGTGTTAGGCCATCCACATACTTTAATCTTAGGATTTTATGGTCCAATCCTTTGAATTTACTTATGAGCTTTATGAAGTTTTCTCGTTCAGTTTCTTTAATTTGTAATTCATTTTTAATACGCTCAATCCGTTCTTCGAGCTTGGCACCATCTGATTCAGCAGTTAGTTTTACACCTACTAAATCCCCTTCTACCCAGCGCTTCAATTCCCTCTGTGATTGTTCGAGATTAAATTCAAGATAGGCAATATCGTCTTCAATTCTCTGGTAATCCCGCAACCATTCATACATGTGCAGCACCTACCTTGTTTGTTTATTTCTTTTGTAACTAAATACCGCAAAACCCTTCACACTCGTTCATAAAATCATCAAAGGTTAGTTGATCCTCATTCAAATTAACTTCCCTTAGTGGCTTTCTTGATCTGTGTAAATACAATTCGCTTTCGTACTTCAATCCATTTCTTATTGCGTCATCTAATTTACATGCTGCTTCAAATTCTTCTGTACTACCTTTCTTAATTGAAAGCCAATGTTCATTATCATGAAAAGGGCAAATAATACATGCTGATTTAACTGGTGTAAAACCTAATTCTCTTTCTACATAAGCAACACAAGCTGAACGATCCATATTCACATCCCAAACTAAAGGATGTTCTGCCTCAATCCATTTGTCGTCTATAGGTTTAACACGTTGTATTTCATCTGTGCTAATTCCCTTCCACATATGGACTATCTCTTTAACATGCTGTCTTGGCTTGTACCCTAATAACGTTCTGACCTTTTGTTTTATAACTTCGATTTTATAGTCATTTGTGCATTGTCTTTTACCAATTGCCTCTAGCATTTTACCTCTATCCAATGTATGAAAAGGTAAACTTGAAACTCGTTCTCCTGTTTTAGTTGCTCTTAGAATGTCATCGTAAATATTACCTCTACTAGTAATAATGATTTCTCTGTTGTATTTCGCCTTTACATACTCACGAACTTTGTTGACCTGATCCATCACTGCTTTCGGCTCGTTCCCTGTATCAGCAAAGATTATATAATCAGGTATTACACCGTTTATTTTGCCCTCTAAAGCCATAAGTGTTAGTGCGATAGATTGTGTACCTCCACCAAACGAAAGAACATGTACATGCTTTTTGCCATCATTATAATGTTTCTTAATCAAGAGTTTACACCTCTATCCTAAATCCACACGCTTTTTACTATCCTCAACATTGAAGTTATCTGGATAACGCATTTTCAATTTATCGATGTTCATTTCGCAAATTTGTTCTAGTGTTGAATCGTAGAATTCAGCCAATGTGATTAAATTTTTGATTAACATTTTTAATGCTAATTTCATTTTGGATAAATTCAATTCATGACGATGATATATAAACTTTTTAACTTGTTCTGAAATCTCACCTGATAGGATGAGGATTTTATCGATTATGCTTTCTCTTGAGCCTTCCACAATATAATTAGCTAGTGGCTCATACGTTTCATTTAAGAAGGTTAATAGTCCAAATGCATAATGCGCTACATCACCTATTTCTTTGAGAATTGCCTCACGATCATTAGCAGCACTCAATACCTCTGCACATTCACCGATAAGGCCCAAAGCGTAATTTGTTAAGCCATTTTCATACTCAATGTTATTTTTCGGCTCACCTTTGAATGGCATTGTACGTTTTGATAACTCTTGAAATTTATTTAGTTCCATTTTGTGAATCCTCCTCAATAAATTTCGATAAATCATGTTTCATCACATCGAAAGCATCCGTATGTCCAATAACTTGAAAGGCTGGCTCACCATTTAACATTTCGTTCATAGAGCTTTTGTAATACTGACACTTTTTAAGGCCTTTACCTTCTCGTAGTTCAAGACCGTTTACGTATCTACCCGAAACACCTAAGTAGATAAAATACTTGATTGAGGGATGCCCTGCGTATCGATTGTGTATGATGTCACCTTTGTGAAACTTAATCTCTCGCATTCTGCATTTCCTCCAATTTAGATTTATTCAATTCAATTAGCTTTTCTATATAAACAATTGCCTTTTCTAAATCTCGAGCATTATAGCCATTCTTTTTTCCATATCGAGTTAAATATTTAATAGCATTGATCCTGTGAAAGCCGATACATTCATCTAAACTGAAATTTTCATCTGCAAACGCCCACACATCAATTTTGCCTTCATGATAGTGCTCTGAATCTGGTCTATTCTCAGTATTTTTGATTTGCTCATTTATTGTCATCAACTTATTACCTTTCTTCTTCTCAAATTATTTTTAGTAATAATTCCATTTTTCTTTTTCCAATTTCTAATTGTGCATGGTGATACTTTGTACATTTCAGCGATTTCTCTATCCAATTTTTTATCTTTTTTTAACTCCAAATACTCAGCTTTAGTCAATGTGAATATTGGCTTTGGCCCAGACTTTTTATTTTTTGAATCAGCTTTAATAACCCTTCGCTTATTCACCAGTTTCATTAACTTGTCGCCATACTTGCGGAGATGTTTACAATTCGAACAATGATTATATTCATTGGCTGCCTGACAATTACATTTGTTTGTAAGTGCATCAACCTTTTTCAATATTGCTACACGTTTCTCAAGCATTTCTGCGTTCATCTACATCCCACACTCCTAGCTCAATCCAGCCTTCATTTAAATACTGCTGAATCCATTCGAAATCGTAAGGCATTATAATACTGACTTCGCATTTATCGACTGTCATAAACAACTCGATATACTTTGTAAATGGATTGGGTATGGCCTTCCACAATCTACCCTGTGGCTGTTTTGTCTTCTTCACCGACTGAACAATAGGAATCCCATTGCGCATGTTCACGATGGTTAGAACCCCCCTCTCTTTAGGTAGTTCTTCATTTGGTAATAGAAATGGTGATATATCCAATTTCCACTAAACTTATTATCTAAGTAGACAATTTCGAAGCCGTAACGAGCCTTAAAAGTATTTAATGTTCCTAATAATGCTAATGGATTATATCTCGAACGGTACTTACCGTTTATCATTTTTGAATATCCGTCTTTGTCCTCCACAAGTAATACAAAGCGACTGTTTTGTGACCGTATCAATTCATTCTCAAAAGCTTGTCTCGTATCTTTTTGAAGGTTGCCTGTAATTTCATCAATGTGCGCTTTACGTTCTACAAAACTATTTAAATAAATATCTCTAGGAATCCCTAGTTCATCGTTTTTAGGAATCATGCAACCGTAATCACCATGATCCACCTTTTGATTTTTTACTTGAACCCCTTTTTGATGTAAATAATCTAAGATGTGCCCATTTACGTTTTCTCGAGTATCTATAACGATTTTCATAGTTTTTAATATTTCTTCGATTTCTTTATCCGCGTAATGGTAGTGAATCATCGTGAATCACCTTCGATAACATCAGTAGTTACACGAACAACCTCACTCATTCGTACATAATGCCCACCATGACCTTCTTTTTCGAAAATAATACAAGCTTCAATTCCTTCTCGCATTGAAGTTTCTATAGTCTCTAACACTTCTAAAACAGCAGAATGATTTTCTTCTGTAATAGGTTGCTCAAAAGTCTCGTTAGTGCCATTTTTAAATAAAAAGTCGAATTTCATTTTCATTGTTCATTACCCCCTTATTTTCACTTGTTTTAAGCACCGTACACACGTTCTAATTACAAGTTAGATATATTTATCATCCGTCCTCTAAAACGTCTTAAAACGGCTGTAAATCACTTATTTTGATTAGCGTATAAAACAGCACTTTCATACAACTTTTTCTTCATGACATTTGAAGCTTCATTTTCAAATTGTCGATAGTCTGTATAAATGTCGTTCCATCCGTTTTTAGCTAATGTTTCTTGCCATTCCATGAATAACATCAATGAGTCAACATCTGCGCATATCCATTCATTCAGCTTTGGATTGTGTTGCCATCCACAAGCTTGATGTACCATTTTCATTAATGTTTTATCTGGTGCACTAGCTTCTTCCCATGACTTGAACCATTCTTCGATTTGCGGAAAAATCGGATCAGCAGCCTTTAATACTTCCTCTGGCACCAACTTCGCATTTTTAAGCGACAATCTACCATCCGATTCATCCCGATATATTTCAGCGCCACATTTCCAAATTTGTGATAATACATTAAGAACTATGATTTCCACCTCAATCCATAACGAACTTTCGTTACTTTCCTGTTAACCGATTTTTTATCTGATCGACCAATCATCATGCGATTTAATCTTTTCGTAAGAGCCGATTGTGAAATTTCATCAAGTCCATTCTCTTTCGCAAACAAAATATATTTACGGTGAATCGCTTTGTGCGAAATAAAGCTTTCGACATCTCGCTCAAAATTTTCGTTTATGAATGTTTGTATCATCGTTTCACCGTCCAGTTATCAATTTTTCAAAAACACTCTCTAAACTAACTAAAAATGGGCTAAAACAACCCTAAAATTACTTAAATAACTATCACTTAAACCTTACAGCCACAAGGCTTCATAGCTGTTTTATATACTAAAAAATTATTAGAGTTATCGTTACTTACCTTTAAGGCTCTATATATAATATATTTTTTATTTTTATTTTTTTAATAAAGGTAAATCCAAATAACTAAAATAACTAAAGTAGTTAAAAACAACTCTTAAACCCTTGGTATGACTGATTTTCGAAAAAATTATTAAAAGTTATCAAACTAGTAAAATGGTTACTAAATGAGCTTAAAACCGCCTGTTTCTTCATTTTCGGTAACCCCTTTAGTAACTGGTTTTCGTTCATTTAAGGTAATTCCTGTCAAGAACGTTTTATTTCCAGTGCCTTTTGTTTTTCCGAAACCTTTTGTTTCCAACATACGATAAAACGATCGATTTCCAATTTGACGCTCACCAGATTTAAAGCACCAATTGTCATAGACCTTGTACAATTCTTGCGCTTCAATTCGAATCGCTTCGTTTTTTGGTTCGTCTGTATAGCAAATTTCAGCTAGGAATGGTGCAAGAATATCCATTTCCTCTTTGTAATTACCTGTTGCGTCCACTACCACTTTCGGTTCTTTTAACCCTGACTGCTGCCACTTTAAACAACCTTCTAGGGCCCAATTTAATATCCCTGACATTTCGAGTGATAATTTTTCTTCAAGTTTTTTGTCTCGTTCATGTGGTTTTAGATTTAGAGTGAATGGAATGATTTTTACTCTTCGCCAAATACCTTCATCGACACCGCCAATGATTGGTTTGTGATTTGTTGTGAAGAAGACTTTAAACTCTGGAATAAACTCGAAAAACTCTTGTCGTAGGAATCGGGCCAATATCGGCTCACCACCTGTAATTGTTTTTACAAGTGATTCCTGTAGCTTTTCCCCTTCCTCGCTCTCTACTGCTGAAACGAATCGGCTACCAACTAAACGTGCAATATCGTTATTTGCTCCATCATTTTTCTTTTTGATGAACGTGTCCGATTTAGTTTGTAAACCATAATCACCCATCATTGCTTTGATGATATTGATAAAGGTTGATTTACCATTGGACCCACCGCCCACAAGGAAATACATGCCTTGCTCACTAATATCTCCTGTCATGCTGTAACCGATTAAACGCTGCATATAATCAATGAGCTCATTGTCGCTTTTGAATATTTGTTGTAAAAAACTTAACCATGTTGGGCATTGTGCCTTTTCATCAAATTCGACATTCGCTAATTTTGATAAACGGAGCTCGCGATCATGTTGCTGTAGTTCCCCTGTTCGTAGGTTTAAAATTCCATTTGAGCAGTTAAATAAAAATTTATGTCGATCGAATTCTTCACGTTCAGCTGGAACCAATGGCATTAAATCCTTAATACTGTTCATACGGATATTTCGTTTGCCACACTTACGGGCCCATGAACGTTCCATTTCGTCTTCTGATTTTTCTAATTCACGTAAAACTTTATTTGCAATGCGTTCGATTTGTAATTTGTTATCGTACTTCCATCGCTTGCCGTCCCATAACATCCAACCAATTTCAGAAACAAATCGGATAGCATGGCCGTACTCATAAGCGATGCGTTCGGCATTACCAAGTTCATTTAATCTAAATTTTTTCTTAGGCTTTACTTCATCAATATCTGCAACTGCATCCACATTGGACGATACATCAAATTCCGCATATTCAATCTCATGCTTATAATCTAAGACTGTTGTAGTAGTGGAAGAAATAGCTTTAGCAATTGTTCCTTCTCCATACGTCTCACCTGTATCCGAAAAATGAATTCTATCCCATTTATCACGCATCAAGCTTGTTTCCCTAAACATTGAATCCATTCTGGAAGCACTTTTGCCTGTCCAGAAGGCCAAATGATTACATAAAGCCAAATCGCTTGAAGAACGATCATCGTTTATTAAATTTCCGTTATACAGCGAACGTATTTCATCACCACTTTTTGACCTGAACATTCGCTCCCAAAGTGCTTCATTCGATAACTTGATTTCGTCTTTTTCGAAATCTGCTAAGTTTACTCGTCCTTGCACATCGCTATCATCAAAATACTTTTCAAAAATCTCTGCCAACTCGTCAGTGCGATCATATATTTGATTGGAATTTTCACGATTTCCTGTCATTGTGAAGTAACGGCCATATTGATAAATTTCTAGTCCATGTTTTGCACTTTTACGGCCCGTACCCACTACAGACTGTGGAAGGCTACCTTTGATGATGATGTGAATTCCTGTACCACTCACACTGAACTCGGTATAGCTATCTAACGTATCAATGATCTCTTTAGCAAAATCGTTTATGATTGGATTTACTTTATCTGTATCATCTACTGCATACGTAACGCATTTATCAATATCAATGCCGATATAATTGTCTTGTCGTGAGAATACAAAGCCTATCCCATCTGCATTTGATTCCGTATAAAACTTGGCTGCTGTAGCGAATGAGGACCATGTACGGCGGTCATTACTTCTAGCTTCGTTCCCATCTACTTGATACGGTATTTTTGTATATCGGCCTCCTTTTTCTTCTGCCCTCCACAAGATCCATTGATGAAGGAGCCTTAATTCTGATGGTATTTCGTTAAAATTAATTGGTGCTTTCACGTGCTCACCTTCATTCGTTGATGCCTTTTATTTTGATATTGAGTCTATTAAGAGTTCCAATAATCGCTTTCTGTTCTGATGTCCAATCAGAGTTACTGATGGAATCAATTGTTGGATTCCAACCATCGAAATATTCTTTTACCTTTTCTTCTGGAGTTGAACGAACTTCATAACCATAAGCTATCAACTCAGCAACTATTAAAACTTTTTCAGAACGCTCTTTATCAACGCCCATCCATTTTTCTAATTCTTGCATTGCATCAGCTACTGATTGGGTAACATTTCTTTTCTCTTTTTTAACCATTTGTTTCCCCTCTTTCTATTTGACTTCTCTTTAACAAAATCACTCGTTCAGGAAAACCATACTTCTTTCTAACTTCATCCCTTGTCATTCCATGTTCGATACGGCAATGAGCCTTTGTGATAATTTGTCCTATATGGTGACATCCATCTACTGGACATTTGACTAACTCATCCCCCATTGAATTCCATGATGAATTTGCCATTTTTCCCACCTTCTCCGTAAAATTTGGGTATAAAAATAGAGAAGTCCGCCTAAAACAGACCTCTCTATTAAGTTTTATTTGTCAGAACGGAACATCATCTTCACCAACAACGATTGGCCCACCTTGAGGTGCAGGAGCTCCTACTTGTGATTCTTTAAAGCCTTTTACCTCTGGATATTTGTTTCCGTTGTATTCACGATGCCCAACTGTAACCACTAAATTCTTGTGTAACAATGTATCTGCCCATTCTTTATAAGAATTGAATGTTAGACCATCAGGGAATTTAGCTGCTTTTGAAATGGCTTGTAAGCGCCACATAGATTTTTCAGAGATTGTGAAATTGTCATACAAGATTTTTTGGCCTTGATGATTTTGCGGAACATCCGAACGAATTTCGTAATCCACTGTAATTTTGTTGTTACCATTTGTTGATTTTCCCATTTCATAATTAATTACGGTTACTTCATAGTCACCAATAGCGATTAATTCAAATCCGCCTTTTGCTTCTTCATGATTAATTTTGAACATATTATTTTCCTCCAATTAATTTGATAATTTTATCGACCATAGCTACGGTCATATTTTCTAGTTGAAGATTTGCTTTAAATTCGCAATCCGAAACGATCTTAGCTACATTAGCATCTGTGGAAGACAGCTCACGGATCTTGGCTACATTGCTTAAACGATTAGCTTCTTCCTCTTCACGTCTTGCGCGTTCCTCTGCTTGTACATCGATGCCTAATTCAAGGTAGCGATATAGCTTTGAACCAATTTCAGGTGTGATGATAAATTCATCATTTTCAAATAAATTTGTTATATCTTTACTTACTCTCGCCATATGATCCATTCCAATAGAGAACACGGTATCAAACTCATATTCCATATCATCTTTTTGAACTGGCTTCATGCCAACCTTTTTAGGTACGTTCTTGCCATCTACTAACTCAATTACATAATCACTTTTAACTCGTAAAGTAGTAATCATGTGGACTGCAGCAGTCGTTAAACCTTTTACTAACTTGCTAGATTCAGGAGCAAGCTTACCCCAGTTTTGAAACGAGTTACCTTGCATCCCACCATGAGTTTCAACAACTCCACCTTCGCCTTGCCATTGATGCGAAAGGCTGTCCACAATAATGACCTCTACGCCTTGTTGCATTAATAAATTTATTGCCATGTTGTAGCGATCTGTATTAAATGGTGGTTCAAAATTAATGTATTTGAATGAACCAATAGTGACATTCCCATGTGTTTGTCCAACATAATTGAGTAAACGTTTGTGCTCTGTATCAGCAGCACCAATTTTCTTCCACAATTCTTCATCAGGTAAATCAGGATGTGCTTCTTTTACAATCCCATAGGCTAGTAGTAAGGCCGACAACGATTTACCACTACCTGATGGGCCGACTAAGCCAATTAAGGCCTTCTGTTTCTCACGTATTGCATCAGCTACTTGCATGCCTTCCACACTCCTTTTCTATTAAAATGGCACGTCTTCAGTAGGTGCATCTTGTTTCGCTTCAACATTTGCGAATGGATCCTCGAATTCTGGTAATTCTTCATCCGTATTTTCAACTGTTACACTGCCATCATGATTGACTGTATATGGAACACCTTCATGCACTTCCTCAATGCTCATTTGACCATCTGGTGCATCATCCTTGGGTTTACCTTCCATAACTTCTTTAGGAGTGCCATATTGGTAAGTTAAATCAACTAGGAAATACTGGCCGTACTTGTTGTACTTCTCGCTGATTTTGTTCATGATAAGTGCTTCGTTTTCTTTAGCAGTAACTACAATCTCCTCTGCTTCTTCACGTGTATCTGCATAGTGCTGTTCTTTTTGATTGAGTAATTTTTTCAAGTGTTTTCCTCCTATATTTCTACTTTGAAAGTAGTATTTTGTGGTTTTACTGCTACACCTGGAACGACTTGCCCATTTTCATCTACTACAATGTGTTCTCCGTCTTTTTCAACAACTTTGAGTGTTTTCTTCAACTCTGCCCAGTTAAGTTTTGGCACCTTTTCAACAAATGGCAGATTATTGTCCTCCACAAACTTTAGAAGTTGTTCTTCGTCAGTTTTATCAGGTTGAGCTTTTGAAGTTGTAGATTTCGATTTACCGTAAGGAGTGCTTAGTGTTTTCTTCTTAGGATTCTCAACCAAAACTTTTGTATGGTAATCAGCAATGAGATTGTGGAAGAACTGAATGCTTTCATTAATTCCTTTACTTTCACGTTGTTCCCAAGAATCAATTCGCTGACGTTCTGAATTTGCTACAGTTTGAATTTCTTTTAATTGAGCATCATAAGCGTGTACTTTACGCAATGCCCAGTTCAAACTATCTAAATCAGTAATTTCAAATTTTTGTCCAGTTTCTTCTGCGTCACTTAATACATAACCATCTAGTTCGTCTAATTCTTCTGCAAATAATGGATTCAATTTGAGCCCTCCTTGTAAATAGCGTTAGTGTCGTTGATGATTGGCAGCGTATTTCTGTTACCACGTTTCTCGAATTGAGAACCTGTTAAATCTCCACCATCTGCATTGAATCCACCATTGAATAATCCCCACAGTTTACTCCCTATCGATTCCACACTTTTCACTTCGTATTGCTTTTTCATGTGGTCACAATCATTTTTAGGGAAAGTAACAATTTGACCTATCGTATAATGAGATGGTTGCACCGCCTGTTCAAACTCACTCACATCAAGACCAAGCGCTCGTCCTAGTGCAATGGCTTTTCCAATGTGTTCGTTGAATACGTCATTCGGATTACACTTGGCTTGTCGGAACATCATTAACATTCCGTTACTGTCATAAATTAAGATTTGAACTGTATGACCAACAATGTTCCATTCGGAACGGTATTTAGATTTATGTTCATCAACAAACTTCTTAGCCTTCTCAATAATTGCAGCACGTTGTTGATTTTGTGTTAGTGGTTCAATTGTTTCATCTACTATTGGAATTTGAGGATTCAGTCCGCCTTCGATTAGTTCGTATACAGCTACGTTTTCAGGTGTGAATTTCGTAATACCACCATCGTAAACATTTGCTGAATCACCCTCATTATCAACAAAAGCAAGTTCACCAAGGGTACCTTTTTTAGCTTTGTAAAGTTTGCCTTTAGTCACAATTTCAGTTCCTTGGAACTTTACCGATTTATCGAATACAACCACATCACCCTCATGTGCTTCACGATCAACCTTGCGATATTGCTGACCTTCAAATTCGATAATGTCCTCTACAGTATTAATTGTGGAAGGCTCACTCAACACTTCGTTCATCACATCTCGCATTGTTTTACGACCATCACGTAATTCATGAACAATTAGCTTTAATTCAGCTACTTCGTTTTCTAATGCTGTGATGCGTTGATTTTTGGTTGGCTTTGTTTCAACTAGTTCAAATCTTTCTTCATCAAACGAGTGTGATGAACCCTTTTCATTAATAATTTGAACAGTATGATGGAATGGGAAAACTTCTTGCACTTCGTATGGTTTGTTTATTTTGTAATCAAATTGTTTAGCAACATGCGTGTTTTCTTTATTGAAAATTACCTTATCCCCAACTTTAAACTTTGTCATTTCGCATCCTCCTGTGGTAAAATACCAGTGTCATATAATTTATCTTGCTCGCCATTGGTTGCCGCCTTTGACGAGTTTTTTTGTGCCTCAATTTGGGCATTCTGTGCATCTTCGATGTCTTGCCAGTAATCTGATTCACGATCATATACATCAGCGTGTGTGTGGCCTATACGCATGGAATCACCTAATTCTCAATCTCATCGAGAAGCTTTTCTAAGCCTTCACGACTCAATATCAACTTGCCACCTAGCAAACTATAATTATCATCAGAGACTTCACCAGTAGCCATGCATGCCATATTTGGCTTGTACTTCTTTAAAATGATTTGGTCACCATCGATAAATATTTCTACTGGATCCTTAACATCCAAATCTAATGAACGTCTAAGTTCAATTGGTAATGTAATGCGGCCTAACTCATCTACTTTGCGAACCATGCCTGTTGATTTCATTTGATCTTCTCCTTTGCTTCGTTATGAATTTCATTTAATGCAAAATAACACTCTTGTCCAGCTACCTTGGCTATATTCAATGCCTCGTGAGGTGTGTATCCTTCTTCTTCTACCAAAGCTGTCAGACCAGTAACGATGAACATCATGCCTTTACTTGAATGAAGCTTTTTGTGAAATTCATTTCGGTCCATTACTAATTCAGCTCCTTGACTTTTTATAAAAATTGCTTTTCGTCAAGTAAACCATGACGATAAGCTTCTTTCGCTTCAATATGATTAACCAACTGACCATTTACTGTATTTGCGTATGGAGAAATACGCCCTCGGTAGAAACCAGTAGCCAGTTCCTCATTAGTGAATGGCGCATCGTAGCGTAATACACATTTTGAGTAGTCTTCTCTACTACGCGACTTCCCACCTTTACCTTTACGCAACCAAGGCCAATACCTACGCTTACCTGTAGTGTAAATAGTTTTACCTTCACGATCTTTGTAACACCAATCATCTAATTCAGGCCCTATCTCACTAGCTCCGCAATTTTCACAATGATATGGTCCACACTGTACATAACCTACACCTACATCAACTGAATCTGCATAAGTTGTACCTTTACAATAAGGGCATGTTCCAATATAATCTGACATCACTCATTCACCTACTTTCCTGATCAACATGTTTTAGTGCCAATGTTTTTAGTAATGTGGAATACAAAACATCCTCTAACGGTTGTCCATCAATACTGTGGATGCCAAGCTTGTTTAGCTTAGAAATGACTGATTTACGCTTTAAATGATCAAGCATAATTGTCACGTTTCACTACCTCTAATGCTGATTCAACACCATCGATGTAATCACTATGTTCCTTGTATTCTTTCGCTAACTTTGGTAGGAGACTGTCACCGAAAGGTAATCCATCATGAACCAACACTTCTTGAATGATTTGATTTCCTAAGTCTTTTAAATGGTCCCTTGAATCAATAAGCAGCTGGTTGAGGTCTTCCACAATCTCTTTATTAGCATCAGGAAACTCAAGGACTTCTCTAAGGTTGACTACACTTGCGCCCTCTGGAACATAAGAAGCATGCTTACTATCATAATGCGTTGCTACTTTGCCCTCCCCATCCATAACTTGTACACTTGTAATTTGATCCTCATGGATATTAAGTCCAACCACTGACAATTTTGTACCTTTGATGTTAATTACTGCTTTCATTTATATTCCTCCTTATATTTCCTTTCTGCTAAACTATTGGTAGAAAGGTAGGTGATAGATTTGCTAACTTATAAAGCATGGTTATTAAAATTCATTGATGTTGATTTACCTATTGGTGATATAGCGAAAGATGTTGCTCTTGATAAAGATTTTCCAAACACGAAAGACTACGACAGTATTTTTGAGTATTTAACTACAGCTGGTTCAGCAGATAGTTTTATGAGAGTTTTCGAATACTCATATAAGATGTATTATGAAAGCACTCAAAAGTAACATTAATATTCTTGGTACTTCTTGCGACCAGTAATAATATTTGCTATTCCATCTTTGTACGGTACATTTTTTGATCTTTGAGATGCTTCGTTCAAGACTGCCTGCATCAGTTCCGAACGTCGTATCTCTCTTATTTCGCAATCACCTATGCCGTTTGCTAATGTATATTCAACTGCTTGTTCAAATGCTTGTTTTAAATTGACAAATACATCTTGTCCCTCCACAATCTCAACCTCCAAATAGTTTGATAGATTTACTTCTGACATGATGCTACTGCTTTAGCCATTGCCTTTGCGATTAGTGTTACTGGTACAGGCTTAATTTTCATTGAACTCTCCTCTCCAACTCGTTTTCTTAAAATCGCTCAATCTTCGCTACAATATGGTGCCATTGCCGTATTTCTGTAGCATTTAATATCCGTGTCAACTCACCATACCGAATCATAATTTTGCTATTACTACGTGTGATGATTTTGTTTCCGTTGGACATTTAATTCACCACCTAGTGCTTTTTCGCTCGCTTATTCAACTCAGCCTGCTTAACCTCATCCGACATTGCTAGCCATTGTAGGTTGGTTGTTTTCATTTTGAGCCTCTGCCTCCTTTCTTTGTCGGTCAGCTTCTTCTAACTCCTTTTTGTAAATGCGTGGTGCTGATGTTTTCATGAAGAAAGCATGCATACGTTGTTGAGTTTCAATAGATGGAATAGTTTTCATAGTTATTACCTCCTTGACATTTTGGCACCAAACTAACCATAAACTTCTTCAAACGTTTCCGTTTTGGCAACATTCAGAGTAAAAAAAATCGAAATATCCTCATGTTTCATACCAAATTTACTTGTAATCAACGAAAACTCATCTACATGAATTGGTAATTTTCCATTTTCTTTCTTTGAATATGTTCCCTTCGAAACACCTATTACCTCACCCATTTCTTGAACTGTAAAACCTCTAGCAATTCGCTCCGCTTTTAGTCGATTATGGTTGAATTTCATATTTTCACCTCCATCATTTGTTAACCAAATAATAGCACCGTCGTTTCCGTTCAGTCAACAAAAATATAATAATAATATAAAAATAATACTTATTTCCTCCTATTGTTTCCTAACGGGAAACATGTTAATATATTTACAGGAGGTGAGAAACTTTGAAATCCATAGAAGTTGCTAAGAGAATAGAGAAAATAGCAGAAGAAAAAGGTATAAGTGGTGCAGAACTAGCTCGAAGAGTTGGAACAGATAGAAGCACCATTACCAGGTACTATAAAGGTACTCGAAAAATATCTATGGAAGAACTACCAAAATTCGCTGAAGTATTAGAAGTGGATGTCATAGAGTTACTTTTTGGGTCTGAAATTAAAAATATTAGTACTATAAGTGAAGAAAAAATAGCGATACCTGTTCTTGGGAAAATAGCTTGTGGTGAACCTATCTTAGCTAAAGAAAATATCGAAAGTTACATATACAAACCAGTAGATAGTTTACCTAGTGGAGAAATATTTGCATTACAAGCAAAGGGTGACAGTATGGAGCCAACTATCCCAGATGGGGCTATTGTTCTTCTTCGTGTTCAACCAGAAGTTGAAAATGGGGAAATTGCAGCAGTTTTAGTAAATGGTGATGAAGAAGCCACATTAAAACGCATAAGAAAAGAAAATGGTTTTATATGGTTAGTTCCAGATAATCCTAAACATGAATTAAAACAAATTACTGAGGATTATCCAGCAAGAATTATTGGTAAAGCAATAAGTTATGAAAAATTTTTATAGTAATTCCAAAACGTTTTGTAATTAAAAAGAAAGGGCAGACTCATCCGTCTGCTCTATATTTATATAAGGAGTAATAATAATGAATTTAATAGATATAACAGCTAAGCAATCAAAAGATTCAATCGAACTTATAAAAGCTGGTCGTGATTGTACTTTAAAAATATATTTAATTAACGATGAATATAAAGTCATACATGTATACGATTCTTTACAAAACAGAGTAAGTGTATCCCATTTATTATTCAAAGAGGTTCCTCAAGTGATAATTAAATACTTAATTGAGGATTTCCTTGAAACTTATGTTGAAAATGTATATTTATTTACACTTGGTGATAGTCCAATCGTTCACATTCATCACCAAATACTCGATAGATATTTTTATTCAGAGGAAAATGCACACAATGCAAATAATTAAGAAACGATTGTAAAATGGGAGGTATTTTACATGGCTGTAGGTATTTATATAAGGGTATCAACAGAAGAACAAGCAAATGAAGGTTATTCTATTTCTGCTCAACGAGAACGTTTAAAGGCCTTCTGTACAGCTCAAAACTGGCATGATTATAAATTTTATGTAGACGAAGGTATCTCTGGACGAGACACAAAAAGACCTCAATTAAAAAAGATGATGGAAGACATTAGAGCAGGGCATATAAATGTGTTATTAGTTTATCGATTGGACAGGCTAACACGATCTGTACGTGATTTACATCGGATATTAGATGAATTAGAAAAATATAGTTGTACATTTCGTTCTGCGACTGAATTTTATGATACATCTACTGCAATGGGTAAAATGTTCATCACAATAATAGCTGCTATAGCTGAATGGGAAAGTGCGAATCTAGGAGAACGTGTCACAATGGGACAAGTTGAAAAAGCTCGTCAAGGTGAATGGGCAGCACAACCTCCTTATGGATTCTATAAAGACGAAAATCATAAACTCCAAATACATGAAGAAGAAATTAAAGCAGTGAAAATAATGGTTAAAAGAATACGAGAGGGCATGTCATTTAGACAACTAGCTTTATATATGGATTCCACTAAATATAAGCCTAAAAGAGGCTACAAGTGGCATATACGTACATTAATAAATTTAATGCACAACCCTGTGTTGTATGGTGCTATGTACTGGAAAGGTAAAGTTTACGAAAATACACACCAAGGAATAATGACAAAAGAGGAATATGATCAACTCCAAAAAATTATTTCCTCTCGTCAAAATTATAAAAGTAGAAATGTAACAAGCCATTTCGTTTATCAAACTAAATTAATATGCCCAGACTGTGGAAATCGATGTACATCAGAGCGTTATACATGGAAGAGGAAAACAGATAACGTTGTAGAAGTTAGAAACTCTTATAGATGTCAAGTTTGTGTTTTAAATGACCCTACTACAACTCCTTTTAGTGTCAGGGAAGTTAAAGTTGATGATGCTTTAATTGAATATATGAGTAACTTTGTAATTACGCCTTCAGAAAAAAATGAAATAAATGTAGATAATGAACAATTGCTAGAGATAAAAAATGAATTAAGAAAGATAGAAAATCAACGAGAAAAATACCAAAGGGCTTGGGCGAATGATCTAATTACTGATGATGAATTTAAAGTAAGAATGGATGAATCAAGGTTAAGATACGATTTATTACAAAAAGAATTGAAGAGCATCGAAGGAGAAAAATACGATGTAGTTGATATAGAAAGATACAAAGAGATAGCTGTATCTTTTAATAAAAACTATATACACTTAACTCAAGAAGAAAAACGTACTTTTATACAAACATTTATAGAAAGTATTGAAGTTGAAATTGTTGAACATACCAAAGGTAAAGGTTATCGTAATCAAAAAATACGAATAGCAGATGTGAGATTTTATTAG